TGATTGAAAATTCCGCATTCTCTACTCTGGAAAACATGGTCTCTTTTGTTGAAGGCATCTCATTTGATAACCCACTTTCCATCGTTATTATAGACTATCTACAGCTTATGTCTTCACGGTCACGGCAGAACACGCGACACCATGAGATATCATATATTTCAAGGGACATCGCACAGTTAGCTAAAAGAGTTAAAGTGCCTATCTTGCTCTTATCTCAAGTAGGCAAGGACGTTGAAAAGCGTGGCAATCGCCGACCCCTGCTGTCCGATCTGAAAGAGTCCGGGGACATCCGTAACGATGCGCATAACATATTGTTTATGTACAGGAAGGCTGAAGACGAACCATTGACGGAAATCTACTCCAGGAAGGGAAAGGACGTGGGGACATGGAAGACCGTGGTTAATTTTGAGCAAAACACCATGAGATTCAAAGATGTGGATGACGATAATTGGGATTATTTCGAGGATGATAAAGGGAATGGGTTCGATTAGTGGCGTCACCACAAATAGAAAATGGTCACGTTAAAATTGCCAATGAAATTGCAGAGGCTCTCATGAAGATAAATTTATCTTCCTATCAGACACGAATCCTATGGGCTATATGGAGGAAGACTTACGGATGGCATAAGCGATCAGATAAAATTTCAGTCTCGCAGTTATGCAATATGACCGGATTAAAACATGGCCATGTTAGCCGTACGCTCGGCGAGCTGGAAGCTATAAATATCATAACTCGTACCCGCGTGGGTACGAATAGGCAATTTGTAGTCATAAGTTTTCAAAAAGACTACGAAAAATGGAAACTCGTACCCGTACAGGTATATAGGAAAACTCGTACCCGTACAGGATCATCTCGTACCCAACCAGGTACGAAACTCGTACCCGTACAGGGGGACACAAAAGAAAAGAAAGAAACTCTACAAAAGAAACTTAATAGCGGATCGAAAAAAAACGATCCGCGCGTCAAGGTTTTCATCGACTGGTATGTCTCTCTATTTGAACGAAAATTCAAGAAAAAATATGCAATCCCTAACGGTGGAAAAATAGGGCAGCAGGTAAAGAACATTTTAAAATCCGGCCTCTCGTTTCAAGACATCCAATTATCGGCAATGTGCTTCATGCTGGACGAAGACGAATTCCTAACCGGGAACGGGGATGGAAAAACAGGGGCAGGGTACGACATCGGGATATTTCTGACGAGGATGAATAAATATGATTTTGTGAAGGCAAGGGAGAATCCAAGACTGTCGAAATGGCTGGTAAACGATAATGGACAAATCTTGAAGCAGATCGAGGAGGGGTAGCATGGATGAGATAGACGAAAGGATAAGACAGAGAGAACTGGATCTCGCACGACTACATGATCTGGTTGTGGCTCAAAATAAAAGGCTGAAGGATGAGGAGGTGGTTATACCCAAATGTGGTCACGAAGACAGGGAATGGTGCAAGCCAGGGGAACCCTGCCCTAAGTGCGGATGAAAGGAGGGGTAGGATGGAGATACTTGCAATAGATCCAGGGACGACAGAATCAGCTTATGTGGGGTGGAACGGGGAAGATATGCTTTTTAAAAGAAAAGAGCCAAACATTGATGTATTATGGTTACTTAGGAAATATGACGGGGATATCAGACATTTAGTGATTGAGGAAATAAACCCCTACACAATGGGAAAAACTATCAGGGATACTATTCTGTGGTCTGGTCGGTTCCAGGAAGCATGGGAAAATAGGCAAGGACATTTGTTCAGGCCGGTCCAATATCTATCGCGGAACGATGTTAGGCAGGCTCTATGTGGTGCTGGTAGTCCTAAAATCAACGATAAGGTTATCAAGCAGGCATTGATTGATCGCTTTGCGTATGGTCAAAAGAATTTCGGAAAGGGTACGAAAAAAGAACCGGGTTTCTTTTTTGGATTTAGCAAGGATATATGGCAGGCTTTTGCGCTTGCTGTAGCATTCTACTACAAGGAGGGCAAGCTGTGAGGTCTCTAATCATTTTGCTATTATTGTTGATGCTTTCCTGTGCCTCGGTCCCCAGGCAGGATATCGTCGTCCATTTCTCCACGGTTGACGGTCCCCGGTTTCTTGAGATACCGGAAGGATCGCTTGATGAGCAATGGCACGGGATTTCGTGGTGGACGATGGAAGAGCATCTTGACAATATCAAGAAATTCCTGAAAGAGCGGTATCAAGATAGGCGTAATCTTTAATCCTATGGCCCTGATCGCCACGACAATCGACGATCACGGCCTAAGTAAGGACAGTGTGTGTGGAAGGGAGGCAATAACGTCATGGTGGGGCAAAATCGCTTAAATCTTGACATTTTCCGTAAATACAATATGCTGATAGGATGACAGCCAAAAAGAAAAAGATGGGTAGGCCGAAAATTGAAATTGATTTTAATCAATTGCAAGCTTTTTGTCAGGTCCTCTGCACGAAAGAAGAAATTTGCCTTTTCCTTGGGGTATCTCTAACGACACTTGACCGGAGAATTGAAGAATTAACCGGACAAACTTTTGAAGTATTCTATAAAAAACACAGTACCGGCGGCAAGATGTCCCTCCGGCGGGCTCAATACAAGTCTGCATTGGAGGGGAATCCGACGATGTTGATTTGGATGGGGAAGCAAACGATAGGGCAGCGCGATAAGCCCGAAGGCGATGACATGGCAATACCTCAACCGATATCGATAACAATCCAAGTTGAAGATGCCGCGAATAAACATCAAAGCGAATAGGCCACAGGGCCGTTTTCTGCCGATGCCTCAGAAATTCAGGGCATTCATCGGGGGGTTCGGAAGCTCAAAGACATATACCGGCTGCATGGTAATATGTCAGCATTTCTGGGAGCATCCTGGAGTAAACCAAGGTTATTTCTGCCCCACCTATGCAATGATCCCGGACATATTTTATCCAACTATCGAAGAGGTGGCTTTCACCTTCGGCCTTAATATCGAAATCAAACAGACAAAACATGAGGTTGCATTCTATTCCGGGCGCCAGTACCGGGGGACAACGATATGCCGATCCATGGACAAGCCGGCCAATATCATTGGGTTCAAAATCGGGCACGCGCTCATTGACGAGCTGGACACCCTGCCGATTCATAAGGCAGAGGAGGCCTGGCAGAAGATCATTGCCCGGATGCGGTATAACTTTCCAGGGGTCAAGAATGGCATCGATGTCGCGAGCACGCCCGAAGGTTTCCGGTTTTGCCATAAGAAATTTGTGCAGCTTCCCCAGGAATCGCCGGAGCTACTGAAAAACTACGGGATCGTACAGGCTTCGACATATGAGAATGAGAAACATCTGCCAGACGATTATATACCAAGTTTAAAAGAGTCATATCCTGCTGAATTAATTGAGGCTTATATAAACGGGCAGTTTACGAATCTAACCAGCGGTACGGTATTCAGGAGCTACGATCGGACGCGGTGTGATTCACGTGAAACAATTATTGACAAGGAACCGCTATTCATCGGCCAAGACTTCAACGTCCAGAAAATGGCCAGTGCCGTATTTGTTCAACGAAAAGACGGTTTTCATGCCGTGGCGGAGCTTAAGGACCTGTTCGACACACCCGATATGATTAAGGTTATCAAGGAGCGATGGGCGGATAAGGGCCATCGGATTATCATCTACCCGGACGCGAGTGGGGGCAGCCGGAAGTCGGTTGATGCTTCCAAGTCTGACATATCGCTGTTGACTCAGGCGGAGTTTGCGGTTAGGAATAATCCAAGAAACCCGGCGATCAAGGACCGGATTTTAGCTACCAATAAGGCGTTTGAGGTTGGCAAGGTACGCGTGAACGCGAAGGAGTGCCCGACCATTGCCCGATGTTTGGAGCAGCAGGCATATGATGACAATGGCGAGCCCGACAAAAAGACAGGATTTGACCACATGAATGAGGCATTTTCGTATTTTGTGGCCTATGAGATGCCGATTATTAAACCTATGAGCAGAATGGCGATCGTGGGGATATAGGAGGGGGAATAATGTTTGAAATGGAAATAATTATTGCATTTGACTCGGAAATGCACAAAATGTTTCGGACGGCATACGAAAACCACGAAACAATCCCAATAAAGGTTGGTGATTATGCCAAGGCCACTAAAATTGTGCAGGCGTTGACTGAGAATAGCAGTAATTGTTTGCAGACAAGGTTCATATTGAGAGGTTTATACAATTAAACCCATGAGCCGGATGCAGATATCGGGGATATGATGGGAAAGTTAATATTTGATAGTGAAATCGAGAAGGAATGGAACAAAATAATGATATTTAAAGATAATTTTTTAGCTGACACAGAATTGTATCCTAAGACAGATGCTGAGATAGATGCCTTTTTCACATCGCTGTGCCGAAAATTTTGGATACTGAAAAAGTTGGCGTACAAAAAGCGCAGGGAAAACCGAACGATAAAGGAGACTGACCATGCCATGGGAAAAAGTAAACAGTAGCCAAAAGTTTGACTACATGGTGGCCCCAATGTCCCCTGGTGCCCACGCAGGATCGGGAATGATTGGATTTAACCTATATGGGCAAGACGGCTGGGAACTGATAGCAATACAGGATTTAAAGGCCTATTTCAAACGGGCATATATTATGCAGGAAGTTGATAAAAAAGATCAAAAGGAGACCGACCATGCCTGAGAAATCGAAAGTATCGACGCAACATCCGGATTACGTTCGGCTGTCTTCACAATGGAAAAAGGGGGCTGATTGTGTGTCTGGCCAAAAGGCCATCCATGACGCGGGGAAAACTTACCTGCCTGCGCTGACGGACCAGACAGCGGATGAATACACCGGGTACAAGCTCCGGGCGCTGTTCGTCAATTATTCCTGGCGATCGGTCAGTGCGATGGTCGGCATGATGTTCCGCAAGCCGATGACAATTGACGTGCCTCCGTCGATTGAACCTCTTCTTGACGATGTTACAATGTCAGGCGTGGGCTTTTATACCCTCGTACAGGAAGCCGCTACCGAGGTTATGACTACCGGGCGGGACGGTATCCTTGTCGATTACCCGGTGGACGGCACCGAAGGCATGACCGTTGCGATGGCAGAGGCGGCGGGTATTCGGCCTATTATGGCGCGATACCAGGCAACGTCAATCCTGAACTGGAAAACGCAGCGTATCGGCAATGCAACGGTGCTTTCAATGGTTGTATTGCAGGAAGAGGCGAGCGTGCCTGATCCCGAGAATGAGTACGCGCACAAGACCGAGCCTCGCTTCCGGGTGCTTGATTTGGTGAAGCGCCGGCTTGAAGATCAGACCAACGAATACGAGGGTGTGAAATATCGCCAGCGTGTTTTCCGTATAAACGACAAAAAAGAAGATGAGCAGGTCGGGTCGGACATCTTCCCGCTGATGGCCGGAAAGCATCTTGACCGGATACCTTTCTATTTTCTGGGAGTTCTGACGATAACGCCGGATGTTGACGACCCCCCTATGATCGATCTTTTCGACGTAAACCTTGACCATTATCGGCTTTCAGCGGATCATAAGCACGGCTTGCACTTCGGGGGGCTGCCGACGGGGATTATTACTGGGCACACTCTGGAGAATCCTGGAGAGAAACTTTATGTCGGGTCTTCTAGTTTTATTGTTTTGTCAGATCCACAAGCAAAAGCTTATTTTATGGAGTACACCGGACAGGGGCTTAAACCGATTGCCGAAGAGATGCAGGCCGATGAAGCGCGTATGGCGATTCTCGGCGCCAGGCTGTTGTCGACTGAAAAGAAGGCAACGGAAACCAGCCAGACAGCACAGATCCACAGGGCAGGTGAGTCGTCTGTATTATCTGCAATCGCTCATACGATCAGTAAGGCGTTGACGATGGCGGTCAATACGTTTTGTGAGTGGGCGGGGCAGCCGGGCGATTGGTCAGTTGAATTGAATCAGGAATTTATGCCGCCGGAAGTGACACCGGAAGAGCTTAAGGGCTGGCTTGCCGCATGGATGAGCGGAGCGCCGGGGTTTTCAGATCAAGGAATTTTCGATATGCTTAAAAAACGGGAACTTATAGCCGATGACGTAACGCTTGAAGACGAAATCTCACGTATAGGCGAAAAGGCACCGGCGGCGCCGGACTTGACGGTAATATAACATGGATCGTAAAGACTTAATATTACAGGATTCCGCTATCACGCGCCAGATCAATCTTTTACGGTTTTCCGCCGGCGAGAAAAAGAAGGTGTTGGCTATCCTCACGCAGCTACAGAAGGATTTGAGGGCAAAACTGCTTTTAGATTTAACGGATTTTTCCCGTGCTCGTGTCAACAAACTCCTGAAGGAGTCAACGGCAGTGATTGATGCGGCTTATAATGGCATGCAGCAGAAGTTTGACTTTCCGGGCCTCGCAGAGCACGAAGCGGCTGCAACGGCAAGGTCATTCGCTGCAATCGGGCTTGACGCGGCACTCCCGACCGAGGCAGTGCTAAAGGCGCTGGTCAACGGGGCACTTATAGAGGGTAGTCCAGCGGGTGCGTGGTGGAGTCGGCAGAGCGACGACACGGCCTTTAAATTCGCAGCACAGGTCCGCCAGGGCATCGCCGGGAATGAGACCGTTCAGCAGATAGTCCGGCGGATCATCGGCTCAAAACGGTTGGGCACGGTTGGGATTATGGAAACCAGCAGGCGAGGCGCTACAGCTTTGGTTCATACTTCGATTCAACAGGTGGCGAATGATGCCCGCCTGGCGACGTTTAAAGAAAATGACGATGTTGTCAAGGGGGTGATGCAGCTTTCGACATTGGACAGCCACACAACCAAGATCTGCATTGCCTATTCCGGCGCGTCTTGGGACTTGGACGGGAACCCGATAAATGGCACGACCCTTGCATTCAATGGGGGTACTCCGAGGCACTTCAATTGCCGGTCGGTATTGACACCCATCACGCTCACGTACAAAGAATTGGGAATCGATATCCCGGAGGCACCGCCGGGCACCAGGGCTTCAGACCTGGGCCAGATCCCGGCGGACACATCCTTTGAATCATTTCTTGACCGACATGATGCAGCGTATACTGAAAAGCTGCTCGGACCGGGCCGGGCGAAACTTTACAGGGACGGGAAAATCACGCTCAACCAGCTTGTGGACGGGACTGGACGGGAGCTTACTTTGAAACAATTAGCGGCATTATAAGGAGGGAAATATGAAATATTCATTAACGATTACACCGGCATTAAAACCGGAGGAAAGGCATAAAATTCAGGACGTCTTAACGAAACTCGGATATAAAGTATCCGGGGGCGGAACAATGACAGATATGTCAGAATGTGATATATCTTTTGAAAGCAAGCCGAAGAAAAAGAAATAAGACTAAAAACCAAAGTGCTGATTATATTGGTGGCGTTGCTGTCTGGATGCGCAGGCGTAACCGACATGACAAACCTTGATCCCACGCATTATCCGCCGAGCGTAAGGAATGGCGATATTGTGGACAAATACATCTATGATCAGACGTATATTCCTATTGGTTATATGTATCGCCGGATATTCGGGATGGATTATTGATGAGCCATCGCACCAGTATCATAAAGAAGCTCCATCGGGATGTTAAACGTCAAAAAGTAGCAATTATCAACCAGATAGCTCTCGAAATCCTGATGCTTCCATTTCGGCAGCGGCTGAAACTCGCCTGGCGAATTGTATGGAGATCTAAATAATTTTTCTTGACATTGCGTTAAAAATATGAAACATTTTACAAAAAGGAGTGAAAACATGGGTACTTATTGCATTAATGGAAAAAACAAAGCCGGTGAAGCCGGCTTATGGGACATTGAAGCGGATAGTAAAGAGGACCTGGAAAAGATCCTTATTTCCAGGGGAATGAAGGCAGAAAATATTAACGGCGAAACAGTCAAGAGAGTTAAGCTCTCGACTCTAAAGGAGGATGACGAAAGTGCCATTTGATGAAAAAGACCCGGAAACCAAAACAGCGCTAAAGGCGGCTATTGCGGAGGCGGTAGAAACGGCAGTCGAGGAAGCGGTGGAAGGGCTAAAGGCCAAAAACACTGAATTGCTTGGGAAGCTGAAGAAGGCCCAGAAAGACGCGACAATCGATCCGGCTGACCATGCGGCTCTACAGGCGGAACTCACTGCAACCGAGGCGAAGCTGGCGACGGCTGAAAAAGCCCTGAAGACGGCCACGACTGAGGCCGACAAGATCAAAAAGGCCTATGATAACGAATCCAAGGTGGCGCATAACCTGCTCGTTGATCAAGGCCTTTCAACCGCCCTGCTCGAGGCCGGAGTGAAAAAGGCATCCTATCTCAAGGCGGCAAAGGCAATGCTGGCCGGCCAGGTAGTACTAACCGCCGACGGCGAAAACCGAGTGGCGAAAGTTGGCGATAAGCCCCTTGCGGAATTCGTCAAGGCATGGGCGGTGAGTGACGAGGGCAAAGCCTTTGTCGATGCTCCGGGAAATACGGGCGGTGGCGCCCACGGCGGTGGTGGAAGCGGCGGAACAGGCAAACAAAAAACGATGACGCGATCAGCATTTGAAGCACTGGCCCCAATAGCGAGGATAGAGTTTTCTAAGGAGGGCGGAACACTTACCCACGAATAACAGTTTCAAAAGATAATCGGCTATAATCTAAAGGGTTATGGCACAATTGGCAAGGCCAAGCCTAAAGGGCAACTAAACCTTTTAAGTTTGGCCTTTTTTTATTTTAACGCAACCCATTAATTAATTTAAGGAGAAAACACCATGGCATCTTCAGCGAATGTATTAACAAATTTAATCCCAACCCTGTATGTTGCATTGGATACAGTATCCAGGGAAATGGTCGGGATGATCCCGGCTGTGCGCAGGGATGCGTCTTTTGCAAGGGCTGCGATCGGGCAGACTGTCCGTTCGTTCGTTGCTCCGGCAGCCACAGC